TATGTCACTTCTACCTAAAGCACGACGAGATATTTCCCCTGAAGTAAAATTGCTTTGGAACGATATCGATTTAGTACCCATTTAGTCTCTCTTCATATACTCTACTTTTTTTATAATGTTACAATTATGGCAAAGCACTTGGTATCTATTGGGAAAATTACGTTTAATGATAGACAGATAAAACATTGTAGAAGTACAATTTTTTTTATCTCCAGTCCCTAACAATCTTCTTTCTTCCGCACCATCATCGTAAATATGGTCTATAACTAATGCCCTAATATCAGAGAACCCACAGATCAAACATTTAGGCTGTTCCCCAGAATAATGAGAAAGTACTTCGTACCTAATCCTTCTATTTCTTTCAATGGCATACTTTCTTTGTCTCTCTCTATATTCAGGATGGTTAGCGCGGTATTCTCTTGTTTGACTTACCCCATAATGACTTTTACAAAGTCCCCGTGCATAAACTTGCTTTGGACAATTCGCACGTCTGCAACTTATTTCTTTAATAATATCTATCTTGGATGCCATGTCAATCCTGCTGGTGTAGTCACATATCCACCACTACCATTCAATCTGGCCTCTTCCCAAGAATCCTGAATAGCTTGAATCGGACTGCCTTGCTGGGAGTCAGAAGAAATAGCACTCGGCAACAGATCGTCAACGTACAGTTTTATTAATTCCGCACCCTTCGCTGTCGAGTTGGTAAGTGTAAAACATAACGCCGCAGCTAATCTCGTCGCTAACGCCGTGGTAAACTTCCTTGAATATGTCGAAGGAGTATCATTAGAGTAGGTATACCCTATCTTTAATGACCCTGTATTAGATAGTATTCCGTTACTCTCAACCTTAACCAGTGCTTGAGGATAATTGCACTCATTCAACTCGAGGTAATCCGAAGGCTCAATATATAAATACGTACACCCATCATCTGTCCATGCGATTGTTTCAGTAGCAACCCATTTCCCCGCGGCAAGGTCTGTAGCGAATAACGCCGCTGCGGTGTGTGCGGTAACGCAGACATAATCTATAGAAGAATTACGGACATAATCACTAACCGCATACGCTAATCCCGTACCCCACGTAGCCGGCGCAGTTGAACGCGTAGCTTTATCTACTAACGCTGCCCTCTTCTGCGCGAACGTCCACGCGGCTTCTTCTAAAACTTCGTCTCGTATATCGTCATAAACCGCACTTACTGCGTTACCTGCCGTGGTATTCTCTCCAAAGGCCGCAAGAGGTTTTACGCCTATTAAGTTAAGTGCAACATTTGCGAGGATTACTTTAGTTGCAGCCATGAGAATATCTCCTTAAATAAACGGGACGAGGGATTATTCATCCCCCGCCCCGCCCATTCCTTCTGTTCAGTTATTTGAGTAGAACACAACCAGCTTGATCGTACCCGTCGCTGCCGAAACGCCAGTCGTGTTAATCACGAGCTGTTCGTCACCCGCTGTAGTCCCGATTACATAATCAAGACCATCAACGAGCATAGCGTCCGAATTACCTGCAGCATTCGCTGTAGCCGTGTCCGCGCAATACCGAGGAGTACCTACCACAGCGATAGTGTCACTAACTTGTAGCGTTACGGTACTAATTGCATCATACGCCAACTTAAACCCCTTGATCCTAATACCCGCAGTCAGTACCGGCCCCATCTTAATTTGCGAGCAAGTAGCTAATGCTGATGCTTCGTAGGTATCGGTGAAGGATCTTATTCCCCCATCCGTAATACCCTGCACTATTTTCTGCGTTCCACCGGCAGCGTATAGTGTCGCGTTCACTCCTAATACAGCACTCATGGTAAAACCTCCTTATTGTTGTTGTTTAACCGCTAGACTATTCAGCAATCGCGATCTGAATAACCTTTTCCTCTTCCAACCTCACCGCGCCCATGCACATACTGATATACGCCTGCCATCCGTAATTCTTGTCAGGCCGTTCAGTAAGTCTACCTGTAGGCTCTTTCTGGATCGCCAACTGCACACCGCTCTTCTGGAACGCGTACAGTAACCGCGAAGAAGAAGAATCGGTAGGCAGAAGTTCGGAACGAACCCATGTAAAGCCCATGAACTGGTCAATTTCCCCACTCATCAGTGCTTTAACTGAATTGTAATCAACGCTGGTGATCCCCGTGGTGTTCAGCACATCATCCAATGCTTCGGAGTTGAGGACGAGGGTACGATCTTCGGAAGGAACCTCGGCTTTATTGAGTGCCTTTGATGCGGCGGTGAGTTTGACAAGACTTAACCCTGTACCGCCAGCGGTAACCTTCTGCGCTGCGGCTATTGTGTTTGAAGTCGAACCAGTCTCGTCACTGTACGCGGCACCAGAAATCGCATCAATGATCGTTTGATCTTGCTGACGATTAGCTGCGGCTACGTTCGCTTGGCTGTATGCGGAAAGCGGATCTCCACACATTACCAAAGCATCCACGGGATCAAGTAGGTCATTCACTACCCAATACCGGGGAGTGACCATTCTCCTGCGATGGTCAACTGAAGAGATCGGTGTTTCCTGATACCTTGACAGAATCTCTGTCATGGTATTCTTGCCGTACTGATTGTAAAACTTCTTGCTACCGTTCCAGTTCGCATCTACCATGACGCGATCACGGAGCCGGGTCCTTAACTGCTGCGCAATTAGCGTAATAGTATTCGCGAATTGCTGTTGATTGGCTACCGAAGGTGCGCCCATCTGTGCTTCTCCTTTTTGGACTTTGTTTTCTTTGCCTTATCCTGCGGCGTGTCCATTAAGGGGCCGGTACTACTTTACGATGGGGCCTCACGTGAGGGTATCCCAACAACAACTACTCATCCGCTATGGAGGTAAACTACCTTTTCGCAGAGCCGACTTTCGGTTGTTCTGTGTCAGGTTCGTTTAGTAACTTCATAACGAACGTATACGCTACATGAACTTGGTCAAAAATCTCTACACCCCCAAGCCCAACCTTGCTTCCTGTTTCAACAAACATCTTTAAACACGCAACCGCAACATCCGCTCTTTCTTTATCTGAAAGGCTCATGCCTCACCACCTTCAGGGTATGCTTCGGCGTGGAGTATAGCCCACTCTTTTACTGCGTCCATATGCCCGGGGACATCTTTCCATAACGGATGCGTAGGATCGTTCTGGATCACTTTGATCTTCGCCTTTGCGGTCATTGCACCCGGCGTCTCATTGCTTCCAAGATTAGCAATATCGTCCTCGCTAAAATGAGAGGTTAACTTAGCTAAAAACTTGACTATCACCGGGTTACTACCGAGATTGCCAAGTGCGTCAATTACTTCTTTACCCCCCAACTTAGCAACTACACTCTGAACATTAGCGATATTCTTTCCGTAATTCTCTTTCCACTCCGACCGCAACGCAGTCTCTCCGTCCTTCATCGCCTTATCTACTGCGGCGTCAGCGTCAACAACCGCCTTTGACGCATTCTCAAAATACCATTTATGCAGAAACGCAGCTTGTGCTTGCGTAAGATTAGCTTGATGTGCCATCTGCCTGAATACGCCTTCTACTTCCGGTGTCATCTGCGCCTTGATTTTCTCATGCAGCGTCTCAATAGGCACGAATGTATACGCTTCAGGTTTCGCTGGTTTCCCTAACGCTTGGTAATACTTTTCCTTCTCTTCCGCCGGCGCATCGTCTTTAGGAATAATCACACCCTTTGAGCCTACGAGCTTAACTACGTTTTCATGCCCTTTGATCAACTCTCCGACAGTCTTATACTTCCCTACGTTCGGATTGTCCTTGAACGTCTCTGGTATCGGCGTCTCTTCAAATACGGGTGGGGCCTCCGTGTCCGGCGTCTCCGGGGGGAGCGTATCCACTACTTCGTCAGGCATTAGGTTCCTCCTTACTCACCGCAACTCGCGGATTCAACTGTGTCTTAATATGCAACAAGACGCTCCGGCGTCCTTCATTCCGTACCGTATTAAACGGATCAATCGGCCCTTCAGGGATAGTGCTGATCTCTTCAAAACATCGGTTCGCTAAATCACAAAGCACCAACTTCCCGTCTTCGGAATTAAACACCCGCATATATACCCCAGAAAGTTGCGTCTCGTCTAACCCCTCAAGCACTTTAGTTAGGTCTGGCATCTTTATCCTTTAACCCGTGGAATAATCTCCACGATATTCCGTGCCGTTTAAAGTTCTCTTTGCGTTGATTAAACTTGCCCTTCTCGTTCTTCTCAAGCAATGAAACAATGTAATTGAGGTGCAATAATTCCATGTCTTTCAATTCAGTCTTCTTACTCCACGCCACAACGCTCTCTTCCATCACCGTGCGTTCGGTTAACGTCATGGTGTCCGGTTCATAGATGTACCGTAACACTAAGAGGTTAAGGTACGGTAACGGTGCGACTAATTTATTCTTAATAATGATGGTACTCATCTTACCGGCGTGTTATGAGACGTTGCTGCTTGTTTCATCGTAGCGTCAGCTTGCGCCCCTGTGTTAACCACATCCGCTATCTGTTGCCCGGCCGTTAACTGTGCCTGTGCCGCAACCGCTGCGTTCCTCTGTTGCCTCATAGCGTCAACATCTTCTTGCGACCGTAACATTTCAGGATCAACGCCCTTTATCTTAGCGATAATCGCAATCGTCTTGTCCTCATCTATCAAGTCAAGCACCTGCGGTTTAATTGCCGCGACTGCACCGATAGTGTTTAAGAAACTGTTTATTGAGGTCATTTCGCTTTCGCGCTGTACGCGGGCAAGAGGAGACAGGTACACTACGTTCCAATTACTCGTATCTTGTCCGGCTAATACGCTCGGTGGTTCGGGTAAATGACCACCACGGTACAGGATACTGAATACCCGCAGTATCAATGGAGATAGTGTCTCTTGCGTTATTCTTCCCACCACCGGGCCCAATTCGACCATGCTCTCGGCAATGATCCTCTGCACTTCGGGGTTGTTCATCTGCTTAGTAATGTCAGAGATCGCACGAAACACATGAACGAAAAAACCTTTCTCGATTGACTTCTGTTCCATCTGGATTATCTCAAGCGTAATCGGCAGGTTCCCGCGTCCTACATCAATCGGTGCAAGTGCATCAGCATTAGTCTTGGGATCCCTGTAATTCATCGCCGCAGGGTTGAAGTTGAGCGGCAACATATACCCTTTACTCGGCGCTTGCATTGGCGGGTCAGCTTGTTTCATTGCAGCACGAAGCATTGTTTTCTGCTGTGCGTTCAATAACTTAATGTCAGCCAACACATCCATTGCCGGCGAGTACCCCATCACATCAGTCGGGTCTTTGTAGAACCTGCCGAACGCATACGGGTTTTCAAAGAACCCACTTTCTATAATCTTTACCGCTTCCGCTACGTTTATCCATACCGAAGCATAAGGCATATTCGAGGAATTATCCTGTGCCGCGTCTCTTTCTTCTCTCGGATATACGCAATGCAGAAAATCAAACTCTTGTCCCGGTTTGTCTATATGGCACTCGACAATCTTCGAACCAGCCGCTTCACCCCATCTGCGGTACGCCGCCCATGCGGATAACTTAAACGAAACGTATACCCTGCAAATCCTGCCTTGTGCGTCCTCTTCGAGATTGACTTTCCCAATCGGAGCAAGAGAAAACCGCACTATTGACTGCGGATCATCAAGTGTAAGTATTCCCCCAGTCCCAAACCCTCCGACATCCATGTAAAACTCTTGCATCACCGGGTCAAAGTTACTGTTGTTCAAAGTAGAGAATATCTTTTCATCTACTTTTCTAAACCATGTCTGTACTTCCCTGATTTCCATGTACTGCTGATCGCCAGTCTCTAACGCAAACCATTTACTTGACGGATTGGTAAGGTTAGAGTGGAACCCCGAGGCCATTGTCTTGAGTGCCCTGATAGCCGTGGAATCGTAGAGGAAATTAAACTTGAGCCGATCCCCGCGGTTCCGCAGAGTGTTCATGTACGCCTTGCGAGGAAAACAAAATGCGGCAATATCATCAAAATAATCACGCCAAGCAGCGTTTAATCCCGTCAACTCGTTGTTACGTCTAATCAGGTCTTTTACATCTACCATATTATCCACCTAAGAGTGACTTACCCTGCAAACTGCTTGAGGGTATGCCGAGCGTCCCGCCAGTCAAATCCGTTTCCCCACCCTGCAATAATGACGTCCTACGCCTCTTTAAAAGGGCTGCAGATGCCGCAGCAGCCGCTTCCCCGGGCGCAGCATTAGCTTTCCCCTGCGCGTCCTGTATAGCCCTTGTTTGGGCGTCTATAGCGTCAGCTTGTGTAGTAGCGGCTTTCTT